TAGATTTAGAGACAGTAGAGGAACCATGGTTCTTTAAAGGTATATACAAGAAGAGAGATCTATTTCAGTACGCAAAGGATGGATGGACAGTAAATATATCACAGTATGGTCATGGTAATGATAGGGTAGAAGAACTATTAACTGAGTTAGAGAATAGATTTGATGGGTGTGCTGACTGTGGTATCTTTATGAACTTAGGTACGAGACCACAAGCGAGATCCTTTCATCCACATTGGGATCATGGTCCAACATATATTATGCAGATGGATGGTGAGACTAGATGGGTAGTGTATGAGAATAGAGTATCAGCATTGATACCTAGTACAGAGGAGAATCCTTATGTACCAAGTCAGGAAGAACTGACAATACAACTAGACACTGTACTTACAGCAGGAGATGTACTATACTTACCCCAGAGGAAATTCCACAAAGCATATCCATCTAAAAAGAGACTCTCATTATCAGTACCAATTTGGTGTCCAAAGAGGTGTGAGTGCAGTGATCGGAATTCGTATCGTTTAAATCTCTAAATACTATTAACGTCACTTGTGGGGGAAACATGACATCAATAGCAGTAGAGTGTTTAACTCTACAGCAGAAGCATAAAGAAACATTAACTAAGGCACTTTTCCTATTACAGAAAGAGTGGTATAATAAACTGGGTCAACTACCAGATGAACAACGTGAATTGATTGATGAAATTGCGTCCGCCTTACATCTCAAGCATGAGAATAGAGGATAACTTCCTCGCTCAAGATAAATGGAAAGAACTCCATGATTATATGACATCATGGGAGTTTCCATGGTTTATGCAAACAACATTAACTCATGGTAATGATGACTTAGAAGCGTTTGGATTTAACCATTGGTTAACTGCTGAGGAACACCCATTATTTGCTCACCTTGTCACCGAGATGCAATCTGCCCTATCTGCCCGTAATGTGTTACGGGTACGAGCAGACATGACATTACTTAATCCTAATAAGTATAGACATGGATGGCATACTGACAGTAAGGAGGAGCATACAGTCTGCATATATTATGTAAATGAAAGTGATGGTAATACATTACTTAAGGATCCAGTTGAGGGTCATGGTTATATGCAAGTAGAACCAAAAGCGAACAGACTATTGGTATTTGATGGCAGTATAGAACATACTGGTCACTCACCAAGTGAACACAAACAGAGGATTTTAATCAATGCAAACTTCTGTTAAACCTGAGATTCTCCCACTATTCTCATCACCAGTATATGTGTGTGAGGATAAGACTATGCCTAATGTTATTAGTGCTATTGAGGGATGGGAGTATCATAAAGCACCCCAACAAGGTAGTCAGACATTCGAAATGAATGTTTTAACTAAACTACCTGCACTTAGGGAGTGGTTAAACTTTCATGTAGAAGAATATGTATGGAATGTGTTAGGAATTGATAGAAGATGCCATGAAATAGTATATACTTGCTCATGGATTAACAGACACAAATTCCAAGAGAAAACACATGAACATTCCCACCGTAACAGCATGTATAGTGGGATTTGTTATTTACAAACACATGAAAGATGTGGTGATCTGGTCTTTAGGGATCAATCATATAATATGGTATCACCACGCATAGTTCATGGTAACCTATACAATAGTAAGCAATGGACAATACAACCTAAGGATGGCATGGTGGTGATGTTCCCCAGTTCTATGGTGCATCTAGTCACACCTAACCAGATAATGCGAGAGAGATACTCACTAGCATTTAATATCTTTCTTAAGGGTGATTTTGGTAACCCTACTTCATTCTTAAAATTATGAGTACACCTATTTTTCTATCGGAGTCTGTAAGATTGGAACTAAGAAACATACTCAAGTCACTTGAGGTTGGAATGAGAGTCAGGACACCTGACAATGAGGATGGTTACATAGACTTCATTTGTGACCAATATATTACTGTAGTCACCCATGAGTGGGAGGATAAGGATAAATTAAATGGTAAGAGACAAGTCAAGGTGTTGGTATATGCTGCTGACTGGGAGAATATGTACTTAGAGGACACCCACTTCTATAATAAAAAGAATTATACAGGATATATTCGTGAACATCCTGGAAATGAGGATTTGCCAAAAGACATTACTGGCAAGGATCCAGAGAATAAATAATTACTTAATAAGGGACTATTATGTGGAACATCAATTTAAAACCTGTTTGCAAGTTCGCTACTAAGGTTAAAGAATGGGATAAGGCACTAGCAAAGAAGATACAAGACAAGTATAACTTGACTGACTATCAGATGTTATGCCTAGCATTTGGTAAGGGATTTATTATTGGTGCTATACTATTATGATGCAATTTAATGAGAAGGACGTTAACCGCATGATTAGAGCATGTGAGTACTATGAGCATTGGGTATGTGGCAATCATCCTACTGGTTATATGAAGGAAGAATACAGTCACCTACTAAAGAAACTACATAACTATGAGTCCGAGATTGAGTGTCCAGATTGCAAGTGCTGTACAGTCCACTCATAGAAGTGGCACACACCCTGTTGCAAGTGGTTGACCACATGGTATTCTATTAATGGGAAACAAAGCGGTTCCCCTCTAGTCCGACAAAGATGCCGATCCCATAAGCAACTCGGATCCCAGAAGCGGACACATGACCGAGGGGGTAAAATGCACAGACAGACCGTTTTTGTTTCTCTCGTCAATATCTGCCATTAACTAAATGCCAACTGCAACACCTCGCAAAAGAAGGACACGCAAGACTACTCCTGCACAACCTAAAGTCGAGGTCATTAAAGTGAAAGCAACCAAAGCAACATCAGTGAGACCTAGCACTCTTCTCAAATCCACTGATTATCTAAATGATATTAAAGTGAGACTTGAGATTCATAACTACGAAGTAAATGCACTCGTAAATGATATTAAATGGGGTTACAGCAAAGTCAAAGACTACGTTGTCACCACATATAAGAAAGAGTTTGCTAAGTAAACCACTCACTAAACTGTCCACAAGCACCCAATAAGGGTGCTTTTTATTTGTATAATGTAAAGGTAGGCAAGTAGTCATGCCTACACAAATCTTATTATTGATTAAGTGACCACTTCTTTGAGACCACATCAAGAGCGAGCATTGGAAGCAATGACTACGCAAGATAAAGGTCAAATCATAGTGCCTACTGGTGGAGGCAAAACATTTATAATGATACAGGATACTATCAACCAGTTCCAAAGTAGTATCCCTAAAACTATTGTAGTAGTAGCACCTCGCATATTATTATCTCAACAGTTATGTGATGATTTTATGTCACATATAGATGCTGATGTGTTACATGTACATAGTGGCAAGAGTAAATATCTTAATACTACAAAACCTGAGGAGATTATACAATGGGTTGATGATAGTGTTAAGCATAGAATAATATTCACAACATATCATTCACTTCATAGAATAGTGACTGATGTTGATACAATATATTTTGATGAAGCACACAATAGTGTAGCAAGATCATTCTTTAATGCAACTCAGTATTTCGCTAATAAGAATGTATCTAATCGTTGCTACTACATGACAGCGACACCTAGGGTGTCTAGGAAGCACGAGAGGGGCATGAATAATGCTGAGGTATATGGTAACATCATCTGTAATGTACAGGCAACAGAATTGATTGAGAGTGGAACTATACTACCACCTACCATAGTACCATTTAATACTGAGAAACCTGCACAAGATAGTATAATAGACATTATTGATAATGCTTATGATGATGGTGTGCTTAAGGTATTAGTATCAGTACCTAGTTCTAAAGTATTAGGTAAGATGTTGGGTCAATCATCATTGTTAGAGGAATTAAAAGAGAGAGACATTAATGTGTTACATGTAACCAGTAAATTTGGTGCATACGTTAATGATAAGAAAGTATCTCGTAACGAGTTCCTAACAACATTGCGTGAGTGGTCAAAAGATGATACAATATCCTTTATATGCTTTCATTATAGTATTCTTTCAGAGGGTATAAATGTAAGTGGATTGACTCATACTATTATGATGAGATATCTGTCAGTTGTAGAAATGGCACAGACTATAGGTCGTGTTATTAGATTAGATGCTGACGATAGAGCAAGAATTAATAGTGGTGAGTTAGCACCTATGAATTGGTCACTATATAATAAACCAACAGGTTATGTTACAGTACCAGTTCATCCTAAGACAAAGCACATAGTCAAGAGATTACAGAAAGTAGTTGATGCTATTTTTGTTGAGGGTAAACCACCAGTTTCATTAGTGAGTTAGTATGGGAGACATTAAGGCACTATTTCCAGGATTTTATTATCATGGTGAAGTGCCTAGTCACGAATATCTTAAGAAACTATTTCTTAGTGAATTAAGTGATGCACAATTAAATAGTCCATCTGATTGGAATTGTAAACTATCATCTAGTTTTGATAGTAGCACAAATCTAACAGACTTTTCATGGAATGTATTTGAGAAGGCAATACAAGATAATATAATGAATATGCACATGAAATTAGGTGGTAAACCTGAGCATAGAATAGTTATGTTTGAGTCATGGATAAATGTATATAATCAAGGAGATATGCAAGATGTACATACTCACTCAGGTGGGGATGATTGTACATTTAGTTGTGCATATTTTCTTGACTATATACCTGAGGAGGATGCTAATTTTATATTTTATTATCCCGATCAGAATATACATATAGGGAACTTCAGTAAGTATTATCCAGTTAATACAACTTGGTTCCCTGAGGTTAAAGAAGGGGATATAATTATATTCCCTGCTTATCAACATCATCAAGTGAGTATGCAACAATCTAAACACAAACGTATCACAATATCTGCTAACTTTAAAGTTAGAGGTGATGATTACACACCAACACAAAATGAATTAGTGAGGGAATTAGCATGACATATAATATAGAAGGTGTCAAAGTAATTGATGGTTACTTTCCTGATTGGATTGTAGATGATGTTGCCAACTGGTTAACAGATTATTGTCCTATGTACTATAATAACGCACCTTATGGTGATGCTAGTAGTAGTAGATTTTGGGGTAATACTGTTATTAGAAATGATGACTTTACAGATACATCACCATACTATTGGTTCTTTAGTTACCTATGTGAATGTGTAAAGAAAGATATATGTAAAGATCAACCCATATCACATATTCATAGGTTATTAGTTAATGCTCAATCACCTGATATGCAAAGTGAATTCCATGATGATAGGCACATACCTGCAACAAGTGTTATATATCACGCATTTGGTGAAAGTGGTGATACTGAATTCGCTAGTGGTGATAGGGTTAGATTTAGACAAGGTAGATTAATAGTATTTGATAGTAAGATCAAGCACAAGGGGAATCCACCTTATGTGCATGATAAAATGAGAATATCATTAGGAGTAATTGCAGATCATGTACCTAAGGACAGTTCTGCAACTATCACACAACAGGGAGTAATTTTCTAAATGGATGGTAAGATAGATGTCTCAACAAAAGAGTGTTATACACTCGTTAAAGCAAAACAGCATGTTGAGCAGTTGATG